CGGAAGAAGCAGCGAGAGCATACGATAAAAAAGCAATAGAACTCCACGGTGAGTTCGCCTATTTAAATTTTCCAAAGGATAAAAAATGAAAACGCTCAAACTGTTAGCATAAAACTAATTATTGGCATGTCAGTAGCCAAGAAGCTTAGATGGAAGCGAACTATAGAGACTATGCGGTTCGCGCACGAAGAGCATGATTATGTGAAAGAGGTTTGTTCAGCAATCGCGCCCGATTTTCAAGAATATTATGAGAAGTATTGCGCGCTAAACGAAATAGATCTGCAAGAGTTAAACAGCAAAAACAAAGAAAAATTAGATAATATATATGGCCCCACATCCACAGCACCAAATCCTGGCTCGCCCGAGACTGCTGGCCCTACATCCTTGTCAAGATTTAAAGGAAACTTGCAGGTTGATGAAGAGCAGGAGGAATCGGAAGACGCCGCAAGGTCTGCTAGTCCATATGAATTAAGTGCTGATGAAACAGCCATCATAGAATCATTTTCAAAATTGTTTAAGAGAATTGCAATAAAAGTTCACCCAGATAAAATACCCAGCAATATACCGAAAGAAGACCGCGAGAAGATGATAGAGATGTTTACCGATGCCAACAAAGCCTTTGAAGACAAGAAGTACCACATCTTGTTGGATATTGCTGAAAAGTTAAACATCGGCGTCCCTAAGAATTATTCACAGCAGATTCGCTGGATGAAAAGAGAGATAAAGAAAATAGAAGACGCTACCAGAAGATCGAAGAATACATTTAACTATGGTTTTTCCGAAGCAGATACAGACGAGCAGAGAGACCAGATCATTAGAAACTTTCTGTTCAGATTATTTGGCTTTATTCAATAAAAGTAGTTGACTTTAAACACACACTCTGTTATATTAATAGAGTAAACAAAAGGAGGGCCTCAATGGCTAACACAAATGAAGACAGGAAGCGCTACGTGAAGGAATATATTCGTTCACTAGTGGCTATCGAAGAGGCCATGGAGCCTTACAAGGAGCAGAAGCGTGAACTACGGACTGAGTTCCGAGAGAATGGCTGGCTCAATACTGATGAGATCCGCGCCGCTGTAAAGGCATATCGTCTGTACAAGGGCAAGGTGAACATCGACGAAGTTGTCGAAAACTTCAACATGCTCTCAGGCCAGGACGGAGGTGAATCTTGATAATTGAGTTTATGAGGGTTAGGGATGATGCCCGAGTGCCCGTTCGCTCAAATCCTTCTGATGCTGGCCTAGACGTCTTTTCGTGCACCGGCGAAGATGTGACGTTAGCGCCAAACCAATCTTTGATTGTGCCAACGGGCCTAAAGTTTGGAATCCCGCACGGATATATGCTCCAGGTTATGAATCGCTCTAGTGTCGCAGCTAAGCGCGGCCTAGTTGTGGGTGCGCACGTGATTGATTCTGGCTATGATGGAGAGGTGTTCATTAACTTGCACAACGTAAGCAGCGAAAATCAAAAGATTCAGAACGGCATGAAGATTGCGCAACTTGTGATGATCCCCGTTGTGCCTTTCCGGCCCAACGAGATCCGAGATGACCAATTATATCTCCAACCTATAACCATTTCCGATAGAGGCGATGGAGCCTTGGGGAGTACCGGTGGATAAAACTACACAAAAGACTATGTTTAGCTCTGCAACTGGTGATTGGGCTACACCACAAGATTTCTTTAACCATCTAAACTGGCGCTTTGGTCCGTTCGATCTCGATCCTTGCGCGAGCACACACAACACTAAGTGTGCCAATTTCTTTACTGAAGCAGAAAACGGACTAGAAAAAGATTGGGGAGGCTTTACCAGCTTCGTTAACCCTCCATACGGGAGAGGTATTGATAAGTGGATTGAGAAAGCTTACAACGAAGCCAAAAAGTCAAACACCAGAGTGGTCATGCTGATCCCCTCTAGAACTGATACGAAGTATTGGCACAACTATGTTATGAGAGCTTCTGAAATTCACTTTGTTAAAGGTAGGCTAAAGTTTGGCGACAGCCGAAACTCAGCGCCTTTCCCATCAGCCGTTGTCGTGTTTGATGGAGGGAGTGAGCTTTGGAGAGTTGAAACAATCAACAAATAAGGAGATAAGAAAATGACTGAAGAAATTTTAAAAGCTGCCATTTTGAGATTAAAGGCTAGCGCCACAGAACGCTTCGCGATTATTAAGGATCTGTACCACCGACCGGCAACCTCAGATACGGTTGACCAGATTGTAAGCCATTCAATCGCACTGGCACAAATTGAAGGCGCCGCCATAACTTTGCAGCAATACTCTGGCCTGTTGGCCAATCAGACCGAGGCAGAAGCAGAATCAAACGAGCCTCCCGATCCCGAACCAGAAGAGGTAGTCGAAACTGAAGAAGCCGAAGAAGCTGGCAACTTGAAGCACGACGAGCTTCTGACTCGCTCATCGGAGTATCGAAAGTCTCAGCGTTCGAGAAAAAAGAAGAAGCCGGCGCGCAAGAATGAATCGTAAGCAACGTAGAACAATGAACAAGAAGCTTGGTGAAGACAATGCCGCGGCGATCTCCAACAAGATGGTGCAGTTTGATAAACTGCCGGATCATTGCTTAACTTGCGAGAAGCCATTTGACAAACGTAACAAGAAAATGGCTATGACGTGGAGCGTTGTAGTCAGAAACGAAGACACTGTTAGGCTTTATTGTCCAAAGTGTTGGAAAATGGCCAATAATGCAATAAATGAATGGAGAAAGGAGATAGAAAATAATGGCAGTTCTTAGGATTCCAAAAGATTCACTTAAAAAAATCACGGATGGCAAAGCGAACATCACCAAGCCAACTGCATGTGTGGTAAAGTTTTACTCAAACAATTGTCACATGTGCCACGCGCTTAGTTCATATTATGTTGATATTTCTAACCAAGAACAGTTTGAAAACATACACTTCTATGCTTATAATATCGATGGTGATCCACAAACAGCAGAGAGTCTTGGACTAAACGGTGTGCCATCAATAGGGCTATATAACGTAGCCCCCAATAGAAAGCCAAAGCTAATTTTGCTCGATGATCCCGAGAGGCCCAACCAAGAGACTTGGTATACGGTCAAGGATATCACTAATTTCATTGAGGACAATTTGCAGCTTGATCACAGCCGCGCCGCGCGCCGTAAGCGCCGGCACCAACAACGAAAAGAGAGGATAAAAGGATGAGTACGAGAGGAATATCATATGACGACATTTTACTAACGCCACAGTATTCTGATATCGAATCAAGATCAGAAATAGATTTATCTATTGACATGGGTAACGGACTAAACATGTTACTTCCTATGTTTTCGGCCCCGATGGACACCATCTCAGAAGACAGAATGGTCACAGCAATTGATGAATTAGGTGGAGCGGGAATTATTCACAGATACAATAGCTTAGAAGAACAGGCAGAGATCGTAGAAAAGGCTGTCAACAAGTCTAAGAACAATGTCGGCGCAGCAGTAGGGATATCGGGCGATTATTTGGAGAGAGCCATGGCAGTCACCAATGCTGGTGCCAATTTTATATGTGTTGACGTGGCCCATGGTCACCACATAAAAATGAAACTAGCCCTAAGCCGCCTCCGCAGCTTACTTGGTGACAACTTCCACATTATGGCCGGAAATGTAGCCACTTTAGAAGGCATAAATCATTTGGCCGATTGGGGAGCAAACTCCGTTAGGTGCAATATTGGCGGTGGCTCTATTTGTTCTACTAGAATTCAAACAGGCCACGGTCTGTCGGGGCTACAAACCATTATAGAATGCTCTAAGACCGATCGTGACGTTAAAATTATTGCGGACGGCGGGATTAGAAACTCAGGAGACATTGTTAAAGCCTTGGCCTTTGGGGCCGACGCGGTTATGTGTGGTTCACTATTATCTGGAACTTCTGAGACACCGGGCCAAGTTGAAAGAGATAAGCATGGCCGCGCCTGGAAGACATATCGCGGTATGGCCTCCAAGGAAGCACAAATGGAGTGGCGAGGCAGGTATTCTTCTTTCGAAGGAGTGACGAGCAAAGTTCCCTATAGAGGAAGTGTCCGTAACATTGTGGGAGATCTTGAAAGGGGAATACGCTCAGGCTTCTCTTACAGCGGCGCCCGCAACCTGACCGAGCTACAGGCCAAGGTTAAGTACACGACACAGACAGTTTCTGGCTTGGCAGAAAGCCGAACCCACATTGTCAACAGGGATTGGTAAATGTCACAGGAAATTGATTATGGAAACTTAAATAAGAAAATTGTGTTTACAGATAACGACCATCGACAGGTTCAGCTAAAGATGAGATTGAAAACTCTCGGCCTAACACAGTCACAGTTTTTTAGATTAATGATAACAGGGGTGCTATCGGATGATAACAGGATATATGATTTCATAAGTGACCACTCGAAGCTATCTAAAAAGAGAAAGCTAAAGAGTCGCAAACTGAGAGAAAGCGGTAAGCAAACAGTTACCGACTTTGGTTTGGGGGAAAATGAAATAGACAATATTTTTGATTTGATAGCTGAGGAGTTTCCTGAGCTATGAAGAAAGATGGATTATTAGAGTGTTCTCGTAAATGCATGGAACTTAAGACATGCTGCCCCAACGAAGACTGTGGATATTGGATCGATTATGAAGACGAGAATAATTGCACATTGGTATCTATATACCAAAACGGCCCAATGACCTTACGACAAGTTGGCGAAAGAAATGGGCTGTCATTTGCGAGAATAAAGCAAATTGAGACCCGAGCACTTAACAAGATTAAGAAATACGTCAAGTTCACGAATTTACTTTTTTAGGTGTTTAACCCAACTTATAACTATTTATTTTGAGTTTCTTAAAAGAAAAGAAGGAGATTTTTAAATGGCTCATAAAACATTGCTAACAGAAGGCGAGATTCGCCAATTTTTAAAGCTCGCTAACTTGAAGAATGTTGGCGATGACAAGATTCACGAATACGGCGGCATGATGCCCGGTGAAAGAGACGAAGAAGCCGTAGAAGATGCTGGTGACATGCCCCCGATGGCTGATGACGCTATGGACATGGCTGATGATGCCGACGCCATGGCAGATGACGCCGACGCCATGGCTGATGACGCCGACGATATGGGCGCCATGGGCGGCATGGACGATGCCGAAAGAGAAGAAGTCTTAGCTGACGTGGTAGCTGCCGTTGCACAAGCATTAGGCATTGAAGACCGCGTTGAAGTTGAGGCTGGAGAGGAAGACGCAATGGACGACATGGATATGGGTGATGAACCCATGGCCATGGAGCCGGAAGCCGCACTAGCCCCCGAAGAAGGAGGTGAGGAATCACTTGAGGGGCCAGATGACCTCGGAGTCGAACTCGAAGACGATGAAGAAGACCCCGTTCGGATGAGCGAGGACGAAATTGTAGCTGAAGTAGCACGTCGTGTTGCTCTACGACTTAAGGAAGAACGCTCCCGTGATAACATGGCTGACGTTTTGGCCGAAAGAATCATGAAAAGGCTAACAAAGAAGTAAAACAACTTGACATCGTTTAGTTAATTGACTATAATAGCCATTATAAGCATGTCTTAGGTGGCTATTTTTTTTGGAAAACATGGAATTATTACTTTATCCCTTATTATTCGCTTTGGGCTACTTATCTTGTAGGATGTATGAATCCCACAAAGTATCCTCCGCGAGTATAGTTATGATCAGAACAGCACAGCTATCATCTTTGCTAATGTATACCAGGGCAATAGAGCAATATGCATATGTTAAAGGATTTGTAAAGAAGACAATCCAAAACCGCGAGGGAACAGATAGAGAAATAAAGAGTTTTGAAATTTATGTAGACAACGACATTGACTACTTTAAGAATCAATGTATTAAGAGCATGAATTTCGCAGTGCCCAATTCGCTTAGAGACGACATGTCGATAGACAGTTGGGAAACCGGCATGTTCATCTTGAATGAGCAAGCACAATTTGTACAACATTTTTTCAATGAGAGGAGAGCGAGATGATTAGAAAAATTAAGGACATTATTATGCCCAAGAAGAAAACTGCCACAGAAGATGAGGCAGCCCCTAAACAAGAAGCAGTGGAAGCCCCGCCCGCCACCGAAGAAAAGAGCAAGATTGTCTTAATTGACCCTTCATCGTTCTTAGGGGATGCAGAGCAAGCCATCGGCCTCGAACCTGATCTTAGGATTTTGGGATTATTCGCAGATGTTGCCGAAGAAAAGGTAGGCGAACTGGTTCATGGTTTGTTATACCTGGATGAAATTAATAAACTATCGAAGGAAGATAAGAAAAAGCCGTTAAAGTTCTATATCTCAACTTATGGCGGTAGTGCTGACGACATGTTTGCGCTTTATGACGTTATGAGAATAGTGCGAGAAAGCACAGAAATCCACACAGTCGGCTTGGGCAAGGTTATGTCGGCTGGCGTCCTGCTTTTGGCATCCGGCACGAAGGGCAAGCGCATGATTGGGAGAAACTGCCGCGTTATGATTCATTCGGTCATCGGCGGCAACCACGGCTCACTACATAACATGATGAACGAAATGGAGGCAATCGAAGAACTACAGGATATGTATTGCGATTGTTTAGTATCCGAAACAAAATTGACGAGAGGCAAGCTCAAAAAAATGCTGGAACGAAAGGTAAACGTCTATTTATCAGCAGAAGAAGCAGTTGAATTAGGCATTGCAGATATCATAATCTAAGGGGAATAAGATGGCGAACTATATTGAAGACATGTTTATTAACGTGACAGAATCAAAAACTAAAGAGGCGACAGCTATTAACGAAGTAGTTGAAGAAGTTTTTTTAGAAGAGATAGGAAACTTGGACATCAACACCCTTGTAAGCATGATAGAAGAGGTGATGGCTTCGCCCAGCAGAATTGATGAAGAAATTCCTCCGCTTGCTGGTGCTTCTGATGAAGAAGCAGTAGAGATGATTCTAAAAATGATACCCAACATCGAAGTATCTGAGATTGGTTGGTCTGATGTCCGCACTCCCGATGATTCAACCGAGATCAAAGGCCCACAAAGAAAGCTTCTTGAAGACTATCTACGCAATATCAAAGGTTCTGATTTTGCAGAAAAGATATCAAGTGTGTCTCAGTTCTATACTAACGGGGTGGGGATGGTTGAGCAGCAAGCCGGCCCCGATCGGACTAAGCGAATTGCGCAGGCTATATCTTATCTTGTATTCTACAAAACACTGACGAAAGTGATAACCAACTTTAACGCATCATCTGCCGGCTTCAGCTTTGAGTCTTTTCTTGCTGCGCTAGTTAATGGATTTCAAATTCCCGCTAACACTGGGACAATTGCGGACTATGTTGATAGATCAAGTGGCACTGAAGTCCCGGTTAGCTTGAAGCTCTACAAAGAAGGTAACCTGGAAGTCGGCGGCAGTTATACTGATCTCGTTAGGGATTTAGCAGATCCTAAATACCCCGGCTCTATAGGCGGCGCCATGCGCTATGTCGTATGTACCAAGTCGCTAACAGGCGAAGATCTAGAACAACAAGGTCAGATTGATTTTTATCAATTTGATTTTACTCTTGACAACGTTATGGATATTATCGCGATTTCCAAACCCAAGTCCCAACAGTGCATCATGCTGCCTAAGCAGATTGTCAGCGAATTAAAAGGCGGTCGAGTAGATGGTGTAAGTATGGCTGACCGCTTACCAAGTGAGCAAAACTTGCCCAGCGACGAGGAGTTAGAAAAGCAGTTTATCGCCTACTTGAGTGCTATCCTTAAAGAAAAGGGAGTTGAACTTTCACAGCTACAATCAGAAGAGTTGTTGCAAAATATTGATTATGCCAAGAAAGACGACAACTTCGTGGATTATGTGATCTCTCTCGATGGACAGCAGACAAACAGGGGCGTTGTCCGTGGTCGCTCATCTTTGGATAAGAAAAAGATCAGGACAACGCTAAATGATTTTGAGTGGCTTCCGTTTCGAACCGAGTCGGGTGTCAAGATTGGCGAATATCAACTATCCAACATTGTTGTCGCGGCTAACAATGCTGTGATAAAGAATCAATCTAAAAAGCGTCAGGCCGACGAGAGAGCCCGAGAAATTAAGCGCATGGTTGCTGAAGGTGAGTTTTTAAGCCCTGAAGAGTCAGCAAGAGAATACAAGACCCTGGGTGCTCGCCAAAAGAGAGTTGCGCTTTTGAATAGCTGGGGCTATCTTACGACCGGTCACTTTTCCTTGAATCAAAAACAAGCAGTTAACCCAGGCGCTCCCACCAATACGATCGATATTGGTTCGATAATGGTAGGTAAACAAATGGTAGCTAAAGTTGTTGACGATATCCGAGGTATACTGAATGACGAAGTTGCCGAAATCTTCCAGTCGCTCAAGGTCTTATCAGATAGCTTGAACAGTTATTTTGCTGGCGGTCTAGTGAACGATTCACTGGCTAATACATCAGTTGAGAGCGCCAACAACATTAGCTCAAAAGAAATCCTGAAAAAGAAATAAATAAGCTTGACAAAACTCAAAACAGTGGTTATAATATAATATAACTTTGAGGTACTAATGAGTCGAAAATACGACGACAACCAAACACTACAACAGAAAATTATGAGAGGAGCGAACGTGTTAGCAGACAACGTTGCTTCTACTCTCGGCCCAAGAGGCAGAAATGTTTTGCTACAAGAGAAAGGAAAGAGTCCATTCGTCACCAAGGATGGCGTGACGGTGGCCCAGTTCGTTGCCTTGGAAGATCCGTTTGAGAATGCTGGTGCACAAATCATTCGGCAAGCTGCTATCGAAACAAATAACGCAGCAGGAGATGGTACGACCACCTCGACTGTGTTGGCGAGAGCAATACTGAGAGAATCACAGAAGTATATCGCGTCCGGCGTATCGCCCACCGAGCTTCAGCGTGGTATTCTTTTGGCAGCGTCAGAAGTTGCCAATAATCTTAAGTCGGCAGCCAAGCCAATCAACAGCATCGATGATATTGAACATATCGCAACTATTTCGGCTAACAACGATAGTTCGATCGGCAAACTGATCGCCACAGTTGTGGATAAGGTTGGTCACGATGGTTCTATTACTATTGAAGAGTCTCGTTCGCTTGAGACTTCAATTGATATTTCCGAAGGATTCAAGTTGGATTCTGGATATTGTGCCGGCGCGTTCATCACAGACGAGCGCCGCAGCGTTATGTATCACGAAAACCCTCTTGTGCTGGTTACAGATCACAAGGTTTCTACCGTTGAGCCCATTATGGCAATTCTAGAAATGGTAGCCCGCGAAGGCCGCCCGTTAATCATGATCGCAGAAGAGGTGGAAGGACAAGCTTTGGCGGCGATGATCATGAATGCCATGAGAGGTACGTTAAAGATCGCAGCAATCAAGGCTCCGCTATATGGTGAAGAGCGCCGCGCCCTGCTTAATGATTTATCATTATCTCTGGGTGCCAAGTTTATCACGCGGGAGTCTGGTGCAAAGCTTAATGACGTTGCTTTGGCTGACCTGGGCTCTGCTGTCTCCATCGAGAGCACGAAGTATACTACCACAATCGTTGGTGGAAACAATGACCCCCTGATGATTGAATCACGAATTGAATCGCTCAAGGAGCAGATAAAGCAGACTGACTCAATGTCAGAATGCGAAAGAATCCAAGGTAGAATTACGCGCTTGTCATCGGGGGTTGGTGTCATTCGTGTCGGAGGTTCTACAGAAGTAGAGATGACCGAAAAGAAGCATCGTATTGAAGATGCCCTGGAAGCC